GGGTACTTCGATATCCCCCTGCACATACGTCTGGGAAGCATAATATTCATGTTGCCCAGCAAGGAGACTGACGCCTACGGGAACCCCAAGCCCAGATTCATTACACTGACTCCCAAGACGCGTGAATGGGCGGCGTTCTTAGGGTCAGCTACATTTGTTACTGAGAAAATGGTTGCAGAGAATCCCACCGCCGCCACGGACTATTTCAGGACGCTGGCCCTTGAGGTGACCCCGGGACTGCCAATCCCTGAGGCTATTAAAGCTCCCGTTGAGGCTATGACGGGGTACAGTCTGTACAAGATGCGAGGCATAGTCCGTCCAGACCTAGCCGCCAAGCCCCCCGAAGAGCAGTACACCAGCAGGACATCCCCTACCCTTAGGGCCATTGCTGGCAAGGCACCTAAAACGCCTGACTGGGCGGGTAAATTTGACCCACGGTCACCCCAGAGGTTAGAGCATATATTCCATGCGGTATTCGGTGGTGCTGGTGGGGAGGTTCTGGCTACCGCTGACTTTACTTATAGAATGCTTGAGGACGATCCCGAGCCCGAGATCAAGAAGCTCTCCGAGGAATATAAGAAGGCTTCCAGAGTAGAGCAGCTTGAGATGGAAACCAAGGAGCTTACCGATTCTGAAGTAAGGGAACAGGTAACCGAGTTGGCTGGCAGGCCAGACGTACTACCCGGTGTGGCAAGCGGCTTGAAGCGCAGGTTCTACCCTGATACTGGCGGGGAACTCTACAGGGTCAAGAGAGAAAAGGGAGAGGAAGAGACGGGCATAGACCCCGATCAGACAATGATGGCGAGCAGGGCTGTGTCAGAAGTAGCAGAGGGCAAGCGGGAAGAGCAGCAGGAACGCGACGATATTCTGGTTAACAATAAATGGGACGACAATAGCTACAGGGCTATAAGCGACAGGATAGATTGGAGGGAAAGGCGCTCGTCTGCGAATGCAGAGTGGAAAGGTATATTCGCTACGCTTTCCAAGCAGTTCCCGAAATCTGCACAGGCTGCTGATCCCGAAAGTAGGAAAGAATACTACTCTATACTGGCGACGGCGCTGGGAACTATTCCCGACACCAGAAGTAGGGGCCAAGTGCTGATGGCTGCGTATCGAGCTATCCAGCCAGATGAGGATTCTCCCAAGCTGACAGAAGAAGAGAAGAGTATGGGGGACCTAGACTACGAATACATGTTCGATGAACGCGAGAGGCTAATGAACAGCCTGAGCCCGGAAGACAAGGCCCTGCTTAACGCGGAGATAGACGCCAGTGACACTGCCGCAGAGGTCAGGTACAGGAGAGACATCGACACTATCAGGCAGACAGGATTCTGGGACATCAAGGATAACGAGGCCGAGAGGGCAGGAGTAGCTGATAAGTGGCGGGAATACCAGAGGTTATCAGGAAGGGCAAAGACGCTATACAGGAATAAGAACTCAGACTTGGACAGTATGTTGAAGTCTGCCAGTATGAGGCAGGACGCAATAAGATTCCAGAGCTTCCGTGCCGGGACGCAACTGGAAGACTTATTGATGTACTGGGGATTCTATAGCAAGCCTATCGAGGAAAAGAAAGGCACGGGCTTTATAAGTCAGCAGCTAAGGCAACCTGCCGCCGCAGGGGATTTCGGAAGACTCTACTTAAAGAAGTAAATGTACGGCAATTACGGTAAGCACGGTAAGCACGGTAAAATACACGCAATGTCGGAATTAGGGATTGCTCTGCTGACGCCAGCGGATCCGCGCTACCGTTGACAAACCTGACGGCACGAAGATATCCTAAGAACAGGAGGGAAAGATTATGACTACAGAACAGACAGATTTTACGGCGTCACCGTCACCAGACGGCACGGTAACCGATAGCGCACCGTCAGCGGAGCACTCGGTTACAGCGGTTACAGACTCGCCTGACGCCCCGGTATCAACAACAGGGGAACAAGCGCCACAAGCTACGCAGGAGCAATCACCACAACCAGTGACTGCGCCACCACCGTCACCAGACGGCACGGCACCAGCGCCACCAGCGCCACCACAGCAGTATTCACCTGAACATATACAGAGAATGCAGCAGGAAAGCGCACAGTACGCACAGGTTCAGGCACAGGCAGCGCTACAAAACCAAGCCACACAATATAGGCAACAACTTGAATCTCAGGGGTTTCTTCCTGAACATGCCCAGCAGTCTGCTAATGAATACATGCAGAGTCAGCAAAGGCAAATGGACTTAATAAAGCAGGCCGAGGAGTATGGCAGGCACGTCCAAGGGAAGCAGATAGCAGCGGAGCATTTCGTCCAGAAGTACAACCTTAATATAGGGGACCTGACGGAACTTCGTAAATATAACGACCCTGAGAGTATGGACAAAGGCGCACAGAAGCTATCTAATGACAGAAGACGTGACGAGGAGTTGGCGAAATACAAGCAGGGACAGGTACCTGCACAAGCGGTGGACAACAGTCAGGGCAACCCACAGGTGGCTGCCGACGAGGGAGGCTGGCTAGATAGGTATAACGCAGGCGATAGATCGCCTAGTGCTGTAGCCGCAGCGGCACGAGCAGCAGGTGTATCATAATTTAGTCAGGAGGAAAGAGTAGTATGGCACAAACAGCGACGACAGGAAATCTGGAAAATGCACAGAAGATTATAATCGCGGCTTCCAGATACACAGAGGAACATAATGCCCCGGCGATGGCCCTCATAGAGAGCTTTAGTCTTGGTAAGGGCGAGAAACAAGTCACGGTTCCAAAAGTTGGACAGATGAGTATTTCCGACTTACAAGACGGCGTGGATATAATCGACGAGGAAGACATCGGCATGACCACTGTTGACCTCACCGCCGCAGAAGTAGGCGCAAAGGTTATCTTGACAGACAAACTTATCAGGCAAACATCCGAGAACGTCATGTCCATAGTGGGCAGGCAGCTTGGTGACGGCATGGCAAGAAAGAAAGACAATGACGTTACTGCGCTCTATAGCGGATTCGGAACAGACATAGGTTCGGCAGGCCGAGCCATGAGCCTTGCCAATGTTTCTGCTTCTGTTGCTTATGCAAAGGGCAATAACTTCGGGTCACAGGTCTATATCAACCACCACCCGTTTGCAGTATGGGACGTTGCTAACACAGCAGTGACAGCATCATCCACATACCCTGTACCCAAGGGATGGACGGAAGACTTACTCGGTAACTTCTTTAGTGGACTCAGGCCCATTAACGGTGTTCCAATATTTGAAGACGGAAACATAACAATTGACAGCAGTGATGACGCAGTAGGCGTGATATGTGACAAGAGCGCACTCTGTGTACTCAAGTCTGTAGACACACGTACAGAGCGACAGAGGGATGCTTCCCTCCGCGCTACTGAGCTTGTTATGACCGCTGACTACGGCGTATTTGAGCTAGATGACAGTAAAGGCGCAGCGCTTACACTTGATGCTGCTACACCTGCAACTAGCTAGTAACGGAGGGCAGGTATGGTAACAACTAAGGAACGTCAGGATTTAAGGCAGGAACTTGTAAGCAGGGGCTACTCTTGGGAATACGTTGATGAGTGGCAGCCAAAGGTTACTCTCTACAGGCACGCAGCATTGCTGAATGCCAGCGGAGAAGAGATCAAGCCCGCAGGCACTGCCGTCAAGGGATTACCCGGAAACCCTGACTACGCCTTGAAGAAGTCCAGACTGGGCATGTTACCGTTTCCTCCCAGTGACACATGTAGTTGTAGATGGTGTGGGAATAATGCCGCAGAAGATGTTAAGGTAGAGGAGCCGGAGCCAGAGTTTAAGCCCTCCACTCGGACTCTGGCTTCGGCACTCTGTCCAGATTGTTCTTTTAAGGTAACCGCTGCTACTCAATCTGGCGCGGCCTCAAAGATGAGGGCGCACATTAAAACACATAGTTAAAGAGATCGAGGCGGCTGTAAAGATAGGCCGAGGTCGCCACGGTCACATAATAATCGGCTTATCGCAGGACGTAAGAGCCTGTTAATAAACCTTGAAGGAGGTTGATATGTCTTTCGGAGCGATTCAAAGTGGATTATATGGTTTTGAAAAACAAACCACATCAAAGAAACGGCAAGTATATGGTGCTACGATGGCACTTCCAGACGGAAGAGTGTATCGCTATGTAGAGAATGGCGGCACTGCTATTGGTGAAGGCTTAGTTGTAGCCAGTGAGGCACCAGCAGGAAACCACGATGAAGACTTAGTGGTAGCAACAAGTGGTTCAGCAGGTGGCACAACTATCGGAGTTACTCTCGGTGCCACAGCAGCCGCTAAAGACCTTTACGCAGAAGGGTATATATTCTCTAACCTAGCTTCTACAACTCCGCATGAGATGTATAAGATTAAAGGTCATCCTCTTATAGCCTCTAACGGTACAGGAACTATTACGATTGCTGAGCCAGACGGATTCCAGACTGCTATCACGGCAGGTACGGACACAGT